GTAAATTTTAAAAATGTTTCAACATCCAATCCGTAAGCTTCCACGATGTCATCTGGTAATTTTGCAAATGCTTTCTCAAAAGGTTTTGTAAAGAAATTACTTGTTTCAATTCCTGTATGATAAACGCTTTTTGCAATTGCGTACTTCATACCTTCCCTTGTTTGAAATTGTCCGCCTTTGCTTCTCGGTGCAAATCCACGCTTCACAATCCATTTATCAAATGCTTTTATTGGTGGCATTTTATTTTTATAAGAAAACGGACTGTTTACAACTCGCTTCATTTTCCACGCCGTGCCGTCTGCTTTTGTACCGCCAACTCCCTTAACTCCTTTGTCTTGGAACTGTCCGTACATTTCCATTTCAATAGTACTTTCAAAACTATTCGGCATTACCTTAACACTTCCTTTTAAACTGTCATATAATTGTTTAGATACGTTTTTCCCTCCTTTCGTTAAGTTAGTTCGTGCTTGTTGAATAACATATTTATTAAATGCTTTTAACGTACTTTCAGTATGTTCTCTAACTATTAACATACCGTTGTTTCGTTGCTTATTTGAAGTTGTACGGTAGTTTTCCAACCGTCCAACATATTCATAAAATCCAATGTGATAGGTTCTGGGCTTGTCGCTCCCAATAATTCAATATCATAGGCATTTCTTTGTAATTTCAACCCCATTATTAACCTATTCAGAATATTAAAACAAGTATCTAAGTTTGTCAACTCGTTATCATTCTTTAACCATTTATCAGTAATAGGCACTTTTGAAATATCCCTTAGTTTCAATGCGTGAATTTCAAAAGTGAACGCCACGTAACCGTCTGCAATTTCTGAATTAGTAACCTGAATATGTGCTAAAGGAAATGTGGTCTTTTTATCCAAATCAATTGAATCGCTCAATCCGTGCGTTACCACATTAACATCCGCATCCGCTATTAACTGGTCTTTGATATACGTTATTGTTGTTAAAAATTCACTCATTTTTATTTTGTTTTGTTTCTTCGTTAGCTAAATCAATCCTATACTCTAAATCATACAAAAATGTATGTATATTTAATTTAAAAACTGACTTAAACGTAATTCTGCGTCCTTTAGATACTGTGTCAAATGATAGATACCAGCCCCATTTCTCTGCAAAGCCTGCTCCAATTCCTCTGCTTTCGGACTTTGTAAATAATCCTTCGTAGCTGTCAATAATTCTTTGCTTAAATTGTAAAAAAAAACCTGTGAACTAAAGAAAATTTCTAAAGGAATGTTCGCCATTGTTTCCCGGTAAACATCCGAACCCTTGTATTTTTCAATAAGATAGTTTGCACCTTGTTTGTTTGTAATTGGTCTAAATAAAACAGCCATAGCCCTGTCTAAGTTTTCTGGGTCATCAAAATATGTATCTAAATCCCTATACTCTCCAGATGTCATATCGTCTAAATTAGGAATCCTTCCAAACTCTTTGCTATTAGTTGTAAATCTATGTAAATCTCTGGGCTTCGATTGAAGCACTTGCAGAATATCGTTTGATATTTCTTTTAGGTCTTTTGATTTTATTTGTAGAGCTTCATCGCTTGTGATATTGCAAAATATTGCCACCAAAAACAAAGATAAAACGGTTTCGTCTTGTGATTCTTCTTTGATTAATTTCTGCCAGCGCATCCATTGACCTAATGTAATATCGCTTAAAGTTGTAGGTATTGTAATTTTCATTTATACAGGCTTTATACCCATATAACGAAATTAGTTAATATTGTAGTTGCCAGAATTTTTACGCATCCCTATCGTTTCCATTTCGTGATAACGCCACGCATCAATAGCGTGGTTGAACATATCAATTGGTTTGTTTAATTTTTCGCCTGTGCGTTTGTCTTTATCCCAAGCATACTTTCGTAACTCATTGATTAGATTAAGGCTTGTGGATGTTACTAAATAACTATTGTCTTGAAGTGTTTGTATGCCAAACATAACGCTGTCAGAGCCTTTGGTTACGCCTTTCGCCACAACTCCATAACCTCTTAACTCTGCTATGGATTTTGGCTCTGCACTATCGCAATAGCAAGGTAATTTTGTAGTAATAAATTTAACGATTTGACTATTTGAAAGTTCTTTTTGGTAACATATTTCATTTACAATTCTTTGTCCGTTGTATAGATATATTTCAACTATTGCTGTCGGGTCGTTTGTATATCCAAAATCCAACCCGTAGCCTAATAAACGTGCTTCTGATGGGATTGAATCTATCTGCTGCCAGTTATTAAAGATAACGCCCTCAAGGCTTCCTATTTCGCCCCTGACATAAACCCTACACCAATTAGCCCAATAATCTGATTTGATGTTATTTTTATCATTCCAATCTTCTAACGGATTAAAGAACGCCTTAGACATTTTAATATTTAAATCTTCAATTGTTTCTTCTGGGCAAGCTTCATTGTCTAAATATGTCAATAAAAGAAATTCGCTATTTTTCTCTGGCAATACTTCCGTGTGTACCCAAAATTGATTGTCTGGGTTGTAGTCAATAAATGTTTCTTTTGAGCGTATCATTAAAGCATCTGCAATATGGAAAGGAATATGATTGGCTTCATTTAAAAAAAGCCTGTCTCTTTTCCCTGCTGCCTTTGCCTTACCAACAGTATCAAATGATTTGAACTCTATTACAGAGCCGTTTTTGAATGTATATTGAAGTGGCGAGCCAAGCCATTGATTCTCGTCCCATCGTTCCGTATCAATCATTACATCCTTGAATATTTTAACGCATCCGCTTTTTACTGCGGGGATGCTTTCAGCTACAAATGTTGTTAAAATTCTAGGGTTTTTAATTGCGTAATCAATTTCAACTGGAATAATACCGTGCGTCTTACCCGCGCTTGTAGAACCTTGCACCACTTTTATACGTGCCTTCATTGCAAGTAGTTTCTCAATAGCTGTGGTAACTTGAAACATTAATCTTTTTTATTAATATAGAATAAAGGCTGCTCTATTTTTTCGCCGTTTGTGGTTATGTCGGTTTTGTCTCCATATTTTTTAGGTTTCATTTTAGACATAAGCCATTTACGTGTATCAACTCTAAGCCTGTCTCTTTGGATAACATTATGATTGGTTAGTAGGTTTCCATTTTCATCAGTAATTATGTCATCTTGTGTTGCATCGCAAATGTTAAGTATTTCATCACCCATTAATTCAGCACGTAATTCCATTGCGCGCGCGTATTGTTTTACTAAATTTTCATCATCTTCAATCCATCTAAAAAAACTCCTTGAAGATATATCATATTTTTTAAAACATTCCCTTAGTTTATCGCCATCAGAAATATCATCACAAATATTATTAATGATAGTTATTTTATCTTCATTGGTATATACTTTACTCATTTAAAACTCACTTAATTTAATCAGTTTATTTTTAATAGCATTTAATATATTTTCTGTTGGATGTTCTATATTTGAATTAAAAACATCGTTATAAATTTCAATCAAATCAATTTCATTTTTTACCAATTCCTTTTGCTCGTCTGTAAGCGGTTTAGGTTTGTTAAATGGAAAATTCACATTTAACCAGTCTTTTCTTTTCTCACAATCAATGCAGGGTACAATTCCCAGTGCTTCTGTTGCTTTTGCGATAACGTCACCAACTCCAGATGCACGTTGTCTTTTAACTTTTTTCTCACTTTCACTATTATTTCCTTTGAGATTTTCGCTTGCCGGGCTAATGGTCTGATTCCTATCTTGGAGCTTTCCAGTATTATCGTTTTTTCGTGCCATAATAATTTATTAATTTGATTGTCGATTAATTCAAATTTAACTTCAATTTCTTCAAAAGTTTGTATGTCGATATCATCTTCATATTGTATCGGAATTTTTGCATCTAAACATAATTTATTTTTTCTGATGTCGTCAATAAAAATAGATCTTAAAGTTGCATAAATGTATCCTGAATTAATTTGTTTCTTTTGGTTGTATAGTTTTAAGTACATTTCCTGCACCAAGTCATCGGCTTTACTGTGGTCGCCACAAATTTTGAATGCTATTTCTCTCCAAATTTTATCTTTCTTTGATAATTCTAAAAGCATCCTTTTCGTAAATTTTAATTAAAAGTACAAAAATTAATTCATATTAGTCAAAAAATCGTTAATGTAATTTTTATATTTCGGTATTAACTCCAAATTGTCAGCTATTTTGCTTCTTATTAAGAATGTTTTTGGATCAAGCCAGATACCAATAGAGCTTCCGCAAACTTTCAATTTTATTTCTTTCGAACTTTTTATATTAAAATACTTACCGCAATCAGATAATTGGATATAATTATGTGTTTTAAATCTCTTAATTAAACGGTAAGTGATTGTAATTGAGTTCATCTTAGTTTGGG